GGCCAACAGAACCCGGCTTTGTTCCTCGTTTTGTGGTAAGGCCACAGAATCTCCACAACGTTTTTGAAATGCTGAAACTTGCCCAAACCCCCCGTTTCGGGGGTCAGCCCAAGCTTGAAAGCCATAAGCTCAATTTCGAGTTTTCCGGCCCCATCTGGCCATACCTTTCCATACAAAGTCGTTGGCATCAGACATTAATTGTCAGTAATCGAGAATTTGTCAATACAAATTTTTAAGGGGTCATTCACTCAAGCTACTGTATTTCAACTACTTAAATTGGAGCCGGCTGTCGGATTTGAACCGACGACCAGCGGTTTACAAAACCATTGACTGTCAGTAACTTGTACACGATTTGTCTAGGCTTTTGTTGAGTAAAAACGACTTACAGTTGACACTAATGACGGGCGAGCGGTCATAAAATGTACAACTTTTCCTTGACGACAGACATTAATTGTCAGTAATGTTTCGATTCAGCATGAAAAAAGAATTTAAGCCGATCGAGATCCAAGATGGATTCGCCAATGTTAAAATATATCAGTGCGTCAACAATAAGAATTATTTGACGTACATGGTTACGTGGTGGGCCGAGGGGAAAAGACAACGTCGAGCAATTGCAGAACTTACCGAAGCAAAGCGCGAGGCTCGTAGAATTGCCAGAGACTTGGCTGACGGAAGAGCTTCGATGGTCGCCGTGTCAAATAAAGAGCTGATTTATTTTAGGGACCTAGAAAAAAAGATGGGCGGTACTCCCCTGAGTGAGGCAGTCAACCTGTGGTTGAGAACCAGTGATAACAAACTACCAAAGATCACGGTTAGTGAAATTTTGAAGGAAATGCTCAACATCAAGCTGAACGATACCTTTATTGAAAAGCGGCAGAAACAAACTCTCCAGGTTCGTTGGGGTAAGTTTGAGAGGGTTTTTGGTGGCCGAGTTATCTCAACAATCAAAG